GTGATCTTGCCTGTGAGCTCATGGTTGTCCAGTCCGCTGGAAAACCACGTCCGCTCACGAAGTTCACTTCAGAATCACTATTGCTCAAGCCCATACATGACTCCATCTACGATCGCCTTCGGGCTTTCAGATGGTTGTCTGTTGGTGACGTTAGCAATGATTCTTTGTCTCGTGCTGGGTTTCGACGCACGGATGGCGAGGTCCTCACTTCTGGCGACTATAAGTCTGCTACCGATGGTCTTTCCATCGAGGTCGCTGAAGTGATCCTGTCTGAGATCCTCTTGGCTTCTGAGGTACCCGAGCACCTTCGTTCTCTTGCAATGCGCGCGCTTCGGCCGCTCATTTACGGAGAGGGTGTTGACGGTGTACGTCCTAAGAGAGGACAAATGATGGGCTCCTTTCTCTCCTTTCCCCTTCTTTGCTTGCAGAATCGTTTGGCCTTCCTTTGGGCTTTTCGATGGCTGCCAGATAAGGGTAGGAGTCTTCCATGCCTAATCAACGGTGATGATATCCTTTTTCAGTCTGGCCCCCGCGCTTCTGAATTTTGGATGTCTACCGTTGGCGAATTGGGATTGGAAGTGGAGCGGACTAAGACGTCCGTGGATGCGGAAGTGGGCACTCTCAATTCCACTCTCCTTCGCTATGTCGGTGTTGACCTTCGGGTCATACAGACTATGCGTTGGGGTAGATTGAAGCCTCAAGAACTTCCGCATTCGATGGCGACCAACTTTTCTTCCTGGTTGAGCGGCACTTCACCTACTAATAGGTTTAGGGCCGGTGTAGTTTTCTTCAAGCGTTATATCTCTCTCCTTAGGTCAGTTCGTCTGACCCTTGTGGAGTTAGGTTTTCGCGGGAAGTTATCCTACAGGCTCGCCAGGATGTTCAAGTTGGCTTCCGTTGGAGAGGGCCTCGCCCTTCCCCATGTGACTGTTGGTCACAACGCTGTTCCACCCGCGTTATGCACTGTATGTCCTGAGGAGGAGGTGGAGGATTCCCTTATT